AACAACAACAATACAAGCAACAATAATAATAACAACAATAACAATAATAATAACAATAATAATAACAATACATCGACAACCACTACTGATGATACGTCAACAACCACTACTGATGATACAACAACAACAACCACTACTGATGATACAACAACAACAACCACTACTGACGATACAACAACAACTACTCCTGTTGATGAAACCAATCCTGATGATTTATTTGCGGATCAGAACAATGATGGTTTGATAAGTTCATTAGAAGCGGAAATTGCTAATCTTCGACAGCAACTTGCATTGCTGACCAATAGTTCTACTACCGACACTGACGGTATGTCGAGAGAAGAAATCTTGGCCTTGATTGCCGAGGCTATGCGTAATCAGAACGCGAGTAGCTACAACCCATTAGCCTTTATGAACGCTTTTGGTTTTGCTTCACAGCCAAACTATTTTGGACAGCCTATACCAACATTTATGTCACCAGATGGTGTATATGAAAGACGGGCTGTTAGAGATAGAGACACAGGCGAAATTCGCTATGTAAATGTACCAATCGGAAATGCGTCACTAGCTGGCACAGGCGGCTTTCAACGCCGTAGACGCGCTGGCTTTGGGGGTAACTTCGAGAACTTTTAGGAGACACCCAAATGAGTTGGTCTGATGTAATTGATTTGGGAATGGGTGCGCTGAACTTAGGTTCAGCCATTCGTTCATCACGCGAAGCTAGTAGGCTAAACGATTTAACTGAGGCTCAAATAAATGCTGACATTGCTCGTAATCAGGAAGTTGCTGATTTGTACGCCGAAGGGTCGTCTGTTATGTCGGACAATCTTTCGCGCTTATTGGCAACTTATGGAGACTTTGGGCAAGTTACCCCTTCGACGGTAAATCAGTTTAATGATTTTGTTTCTCGAAATCGTGCAGCCGAGGAAGCTGCGAATAGACGTGAGGTAGACAATCTTACAGCATATGATCGTGCAAGACTTCGCGGCATGGAAGACATGTTCAGAGAGTTTGCAGATGTTAAATTACGTGAAGGTCGGGACGAAGTTTACTTCCAAGATCAAAAAGCAAAGCTTACAGCACCAGACACGTTGAAGTATGCACAGCTACAAGATCAGATTGCTATGTCTTTTCAGAACTTACGCAATCAAAATACTGAACGTGCATTAAACCGACAATATGCTAAAGCACTTGCTAATATTCCCGAAGGTATGGAAAACTCTACCCTTCGTATTCAAATGGAACGGGCTTCTCAGGATGCAGCCCGTGAAGCTTACAACAGTGACATGCTTGCGTCTGTTGGTGATGCACAGCAATACATCGCTGGTTTACAGCAAGCGGCATCTAACCAACAAAACATGACTAATGCGGAACGCAATATGGCTAGAAACTTGGTTACTGATAGCTTGAACTACGGCACAACTACATTGAATAATGACTTGCGTGGCGGTCAATACGGTCAAGATTTTTATGGTAATGAAAAAGCAATGCGTGGCAGAAACATCGAAGAAATTGGCGCACTACAAGGAATGAGAAATAACACTGCATTATCTGATTATACTAATGCGTTAAACTTAGTTGGTGCGGAAAATCAACTAGCTAATGACTTTATCAATCAAACTATCGACCTTGCTACTGCCCCATACTCTTATTCGGCTGATGGGCAAGCAAGCATTTCAAATGCGAACTCAGTGAGTGCATTAGGTACAATGGCGGCTAATCAACAGACAATGGCTAGTTCCGCTTCAAAGGGTCTTGGCGGCTGGTGGTCTAACTACAAGTCGGTGAATAATTTCTAGGATAACGCAATGATAGATTTTGGTGCTTTTCAGCAAGGTTACAGTGACAATGAAAAAGACCTTGCGGCGAGAAGAAAAGAAAATGCCGCCCTTTACGCAAGCTTTGTTCAATCTAATCCTGGGGCTAGTGCAGACGAAAGAGAGAATTATGCCAAGTCTTTAGCTGGCAACAATAAATCTTTTCGTGCAGTATTGCCTACACGGGCTTTGATGGAAAGCAATGTTGCTGAGTACAATCGCAAAAAGAAATTAGCTGAAGACGCAGCTATCAGAAAGCGAAAGCTAGAAGATATACAAATTGCTGGTGAAGCCACAAACTATATGGCTGACTTATTGCAGACATCCGATGAAGCTACTGCAAGTCAAATGACCAAAGAAGTGTACGGAACATTAATTTCCGATGAATTGATTCCATCTATTACAGCCCAAGCAAACCGTGTAGGTTGGGATAAATTTCAAAAAGACAGTAACGCTCTCGTACAAAACTTTTTAAACAACCCATCGCAAGCAAACTTAGAAAGTTTGAAGCGTGAGGGCATGAATGCGAAATGGGGTGACGAATTAATAAAGTTGTACGCACCAAAACTTGATCAAGCAAAAGAAATGGCTGTTGCGTCGGCTCGTTTAAATCTTTTGGACATAGCAACTAAAGTAGATTTAGACGACGATAATATTTTCAAAAGCCAAATGGACGCTGAGTTTGCAAAATACGATGGGCTATTATCAAACGAAGATAAAACAAGAATAGAAGGGGAAGCCCGTAAACAAATGGGGATTAGGCGAAATAATGAAGCTGAAGCAAATGTAGGTGTCCTTAACGCAATTGTAAATTCAATGCTGGATAGCGTAGGTAAGGACGGATACCAGACTGACGGTGAGATATTAAGAAAACTCGAATTAGAGATAGCTTCCCGTCCAGACCTTAAAGGTATAGATACAGACAAAGCTATGGGAAAATTATCTAAGGCATTAACCGACGCTCGTAATGTTCAGTTAGACAGAATAAACAGCGAAGAAGAAACTAAAATCAGGGAACTCACAGCGGAAAAACTAGCAGACCGTAGCTATCAAAATACTGAAGCTAACCGCAACCTTATTGAAGACATTGCAAAAGGTTCAGTTACATTTGATCCAGAAGGGAAAAATGTAACCGCCGATAGGGACCAAAAAGTAGCTGTTTTAAGTAATGACATTCAACAGCATTTAGGAAATATGGGTGGCTATGGCCTCAATATAAACGATACAAACATTGTAGCTGGTTTAACACGTCAAGCACTTGAATTTAGACTTCGTGAACAAGGTGCTGAATTTGAAGGTTCTGGTGTCGAGGTTCAGTTAGACATCAAGCATTTTGCCCAAGCATTTGATGAAATGTTATATAGTGGTCAAATTGATCCAATAGAAGCAATGGCAATTAAAAAGGCTCTTGTTAGAAAAGGTTACAACGGAATGACTGACGTTATAACTTTAGGTGATCAAAATTTTGGCAACGTTGTCCAAGACGAACTCAAAGACATGATACGACAACAAAATGATATTTTCGGTCAAACACAAGATACACTTAAATCTGTAGGTGATGCAGCGTTAAAATCATCCGACGAATTAACTACACAGATTGATAGCACTCAAATAGATAATTTACTTGAAACAGGAAGCACACTTCTTTCTGATACCGTAAGTATGCAAAACATTCTTGGTATAAGGGATGCTGCTACTCAGGCAACTAGCCAATTAAATTTATTAGTTACTACTGTTGATGATATAAGGGCAGAGGCAGATAGATTAGAACGTTTAGCAATGAGCGATTTTTATAACCAAGATCGTCAAGCTGTAGAAGTAGCTAGAAATCAAGTTAAAGAACTAAACAAAACGGCTGATGAATTAGAGCAACGTGCCGAAGGTATTGCGACAATGATGAAAAACATGAGTGGTCGCATGAATGTTTCAGCTTCGGGCAATCCACCAGAAAGATCAGCGGAAGTATTGCCGACAGTGGTAGCTAATTATGCGGCCCAAGTTCATATCGAAATGGAACAAGCAAGACAGGCTGGTGGTGAAGTTACACCCGAACAAATGGCTGAAAGAGTTTTCCAATTGGTCAAGTCTAACGAAGACTTAGTACCACAAATAACTTTAAAAAGTCCCCTACGTCCAGACGACGAACGTTACAATCGTTATAAACCAAATTATTTAGCCATGATGGAAATGATCTATGCTGAATTTGGTATGACAATCGACGATATTCCCGACAAGTATAAATAAGGGACGATTGAAGGGGTACATTCATTTAATCTGTAACGAGGTTAAATGGAGTACCTAACATGGCTAATCGTGATTTAATAAATGAAGCCCTTGGGCTGAACTTTTCCCTCAACGCTGGACCCAAAGAAGATTATTCTTATGTAAATTTACAAGGTGTAGATTTGCTTACGAATACTGACGCTATCAAAGATGTGCGCGAATACTATGCGGCCCAAGGCGTTACGTTTAATAACTACTCCGAAATGTGGGACAAGTTCTATGGCGATAGGCGATGGAATGACGTTAATACTCTAGGTGCGGCTGGTGCTTTAGTCGAAAGTACACTAGCTGGTGAGGACCGTGACCGCCTAGCTAGACTATCAAAGATATGGGCTAATGCACCACAAAGAGGTAGCACACTAGATCGTGTTTGGGATTACGGTAAAGCCGCTGTGCTTGATCCTACAAACCTTATCCCTGTTGCTGGTCAGGCTGCTAAAGCGAAGACTGCATTTAATCTAGCACGTACCGCTGGAAAAACTCTTGAGCAATCTAAAAATGCTGCACGTATGGCTGGTGCAAAACAAGCTGCAAAACAAGAAGCGATTATCGGTGGTGCAGTTGGCGGTGGTCTTGACGCAATGCAGCAAGCTACAGAAATACAGCAAGGCGTATCGGATGGTTTTGACATTGCTCGTTTCGGTGCTTCGGTTGCCCTTGACAGTACATTGTCAGGTGCGGCTGGCGGCGCACTAGACAGATTTGGAACTAGCTCAGTAGGTAGAAGCTTACCCGTAGTAAACCGTTTCTTAGGTGGCGACTATGCTGACAATGTTGCTGAATGGCAAAAGACTTCTACCCTTGGGCAGAACCTAACTACAAGAACGCAAGCATTAGCTCGTGAGCGTGATGCGCTAGACGCTCAGTTAGCCGACGAAAGCTTAGACCTTGATCGAAATGCAGTACAAGATCAGATCGAAGCTATTGATATGGAACTTGCCGACATCGAAGCTGATGGGGCAGTAGTTGATGAATTAAATACAAAGCTAGATGATCTAGCTAAACAGATACAAGATGGGCAAAAAAGTGATATTGATACGACACCTATACGTGCCGAGTACAACAAGACATTAGAAGAATATCAATCAACAATAAATAAAAAACGTTTACCATCCCGCGCACGTATGACTGAAGAAGTCCGAGAAGGTGGTGAGTTTCCTGGGGAAAGAACACCAGAGTTTAGAAGTAGTAGACAAACAGATGCCGAAGTAGAAGGTGAAGTAAAAGTAGATGCAGAAGGTGATGCAGAAGGTGATACAGTAAAATTTACAAGTGTTCGCGGCGGTGAAGATGTAAATACAGTCGAAGGTGGCACGGTAAGGGTTGAGGGAACTACCGAGGAAGTAGCTGTTGATCTACCTGATTTCAAACCATCTAAAGGGTTTGTCGATACTTTGCCTCAGTTGTTAGAAACAAACAAAGACATCATAAGTACCCAAGAAGTTAAAGCTTTAATAAACGAAGGTAAAATACGCCTAACGCCGACAACAAAAGAAGTAGGTGCGACGGGTATGAAAGATCTGCAAAAGATCATTGATGAACGTCGTAACACAGCGGTTGTATCCGAAGATGATGTAAAGGACGCGACAAAGGATGCAATTAGTCAAGAGGCATCAAAAACAGAAGGGGACGCAGCCGAGAAAGCACCAATTCCAGAAGAAGAAGTTACCCCCTCTCGTATTGAAAAAGTCGAAAGCCAAACTGACGACAGGGTAAGAGAGCTAATGAAAGCGGCTGAAGGTTTAGACGGTGATCCGATTGTAGCTATACAGTCCCGTCTTTTAAACACTGAAGCATTTTCTGGATTTGACACTCCTAAAGTAAGAGAGCGTTTGTTTAACTTAGCTATTGCTAGAGCAAACACACAAGTCGAGCCGAGAGATATTGGTTCTCCTACTAGTGATCCTCGTCTTGCCGCACAGTTAAAACAACTCCGAAAAGATAAAGCCGCTGGCAAGATAACCGAGAAACAGTTTAACGAATTAAACCGTCGTTTACGTCCTGAGTTTGGGCGCAAGGCTGATCGTACTCAAGTATCTATGGACCGTCTTGAAGATGTGCCACCATTCGTTACGGATATGGAAACTGGACGCATGGTTAAAAACCCTGATTTTGTAGAAGCAGATCAGGGTGTTCCAAGCGCAATAAAGAAAAGTAAAAACATTGGTGGCAGTATGTATGCCACAGATGCAACGGGTATGAGGCCACCAGAGTTTTCTAAATCAGCCGTTAAAGTTATGGTTGAAAAAGATGCAGCAAAAGGTCAGGGAAAACTTTACTATGGTTACACTTCGTTTGTTGGTGATCGACATGCGGATGGTGTGACTGATAAAGCTGATGGTCCAATCACAGCTTATTATGTCCCTGTTACTGGCAAGTCATTTAAGAATTTAGATGTCGCTTTAAAAGCGATGCAAGATCAAGGCATAAATGTAAATGCCGAATACGATATGATCACGGGTGAAGATGCTCCTATCTTTACAGATAAACAGTTTACAAAAGAAAAACAAAAAATTCTTGATAAGCTAGAAAAAAAATCAATTACAAAAGAAGAATTTAATGCACAAGTTCAGCGATTAGAAGAACGTGCGCAAAATGCAATGGTTACTCCTACAAAAGTAGATGTTGTAGGCCGCAACGGTGAAATCATTGAACGAGTAAAAGCGGGTATCCCAAACACTCGTGGTAATAAAATAATTGCTGCTATTCCGCGCAAAGAGTTTGACAGTTCTGGTCGGATCATTCTCTCAAAAGTTTTAACTAAAGGACAAGTTGACAGCGGCAAGAGTGCGGAAGCTCTTATAGGTAACGAGAACGCTAAAGATTGGTATATCGGTTACGTCCCAGCTTCTATGCGATCTAAGAAGTCTGATATGGATGCAATGATAGAAGCATTCGAGCCGTTAAATGATAGTAACAAAGTAGGCGAAATAAACCGAACCGATCCTACTGCACCACCAGCCCCGCTTGATCTACAGTCTCGTGGAGATACGATACGTGTTGATACTAATACTTTAACAACCGATGAACTTAATAGTTTGTACTTTGCGTATTCACTCGCTCGTACAAAAAATATTAATCTGATTGGTGACATCCGTAAACCAGACGATATTCATGCACACAATGTAACACTCAGAGACTTGACCCGTCTGGAAACCATAATAGACAACGCACCTTGGGAGATCGACTACACAATTAACGGTCAAACTATCCCAATGAATAATAAACAGAGATTAAAAATCTTAGATGTCTTGCATGGCCTAAATGGAAGTATTGCCCCTAATGGTGTACGCCGCCCAGCGGTTGATATTGAAACAAGTATTGAACAAGTAAACTCTATCATCACTGGCGCAAGTCCAACAACTCGCAGAAACATTGAACGTATGATCCGATTAATTGTTCCTGATACATTAGCACCTATCTTCGAAAGTGCCGACATGGATGCTGATGTGCTAGGCAGATATGTCAATGATCGTAATGACGCTCTCAACCGTATTCAGCTTAATTCTGATGCAATTGGCAACACTGCACAGACAAAAGGTTTAAGCGAAACTCATGTAGTGGCCCATGAATTAGGACATTGGTTGTATAACAACTTGTTATCGAACCGAGATAAAAAAGAATTTTGGGGTGCAATCAACGGTTATTATGATGCAGAGGGTCGCTTATACAAAGACGGTGATCGTGATGCCATGCGAGACATTGCGTTACGCAGCCCGTATTTTAAGGGAACTAAAGATGCGGTTGGGTTTGGCAATGCGCTGGACACACCAGCCGAATACTTTGCTAACCAGTTTGCTTTATTTATGAACCACAAATTTGACCTAATGATGTGGCCTAATGAGCCTTTCTTTAAGAAGTCTATGAAGCTGGTTAAGAAGCTATGGTATCTCATGTCTCGCAAAGAGATACTTGATCCTGAGTTAGAGCCAATCTTTGACAAGTTAATTAAGCGCAAAGACTTACAGATGCGTAAGCAGTTCTTACGGCCGAAAGAACCAAGCAATAAGTTCTCACTAACGCTTTTGGCAAACTACGAAAACTTGAGGGTAGGGAGAGGCGAAGTAAACCGCGCCCTCGAAAATGCGGATATAGGTACGTTTATCGAAAAGATAAAAGAGCCAGAACACGGTCTAGAAGCCCAGCTTCGTAGGCTTACAGCTAGTGAAAATGATGCAAAGGCATACGCGCGTCGGAAGGGTGAAGACTTCAAAGGCTATTCTGGAATGTTAGAAGCAGTCAAAGAGAATGGCGTGGGCGGTAAACTTAAAGGTATAGTTACTCGCCTTGAACAACTAGGTATTGGTCGAGAAAGAAATGCAAACATTCGTGCCGATGGTGCTGCAATAAGTGTTAAGGAAGTTGATGGTGTTTTGCCTCCTGGAAAAGACCCTCAAATAACTACTGCAACCGAATATCCGCTAGAAGACTTTCAAGCGTTACGCAAAATTTTTGATGAAGAAATTGTTCCGACAATTGAAAAAGCAATGACGCAAATTAATGACGCATACTATCGCCTTGAACATGGCGACATTCCGACAGCCCAGCTTGACGCTCTTACTATAGAGAATAGAAAAAACGCTGGTATGGAAGCTATAGAGAAAAGCGCAAGGGCCGACGAAAACTTTAAGAAAACTAAACAAGAAAGAGGCAAGCGTCAGAACTTAGTTGGCAAAGCAGTCAAGGCACTACAAGCCAAGAAAACTACATTTAACGAAACTGAATTTGAAGGGTTTGCTGCAACAGAATACCCCGACTTAGTTCCTCTTGTTAGTGAATTAGAAGAAGTAGCCACAAAAGTAAAAAACTTTAAGGACAGCAAAAAGGCTATCGGCATTGCTAACAAAATGAAAAAGATACTTCTTACCAAAGTTCAAGTGTCTGGTCCAGCAACCGTACAGCGAACAACAAAAAGTGGTCCAGAAGGGCCATACCATTTGTCAACCAGTGCTGAGTTAGCTGCAATGTTACGCGAAGGTTTGATGGGAACGGGCGATAAAAATAAAATCCAAAATGTTGCATGGGAATTTACCCGTCGTGGAAATAAAAATAAAAAGCCAATTGTTCCTGATAGCCCAGCGGTTATTAACGCAGCTAAAGTAGAAGCTGCATTTAATCGCGGCGGTGAGACTGAAGTAGGGATTGGTGAAAGCACACCATTTATTCTTGCTGATTTCTTGGGTGAGATAAAACATAGAACACCACAAAAAATGAATGCTGCCCGTAAGGTAGCCATGAGAATGTTAGGTCTAGGAATGAACATGTCGCCTAGCACTAAGACAGACGCATTCAAAGAGTTCCGAAATGTGGTCAGGCGTTTAGCAGCTAACCTTGAAACTGATGATATAACGCAAACGATTAGAGAGTTATCAAAGAGATTGTATCCAACACATATCTTGGATGATGGTACGCGCAACTTGTTAGAAAGAACAGCGGCCCGTATGGGTTATGATGCAGATAGTGTGCTTGAACAACTCGTTATCGAAGACGTTGACATGCAAGCCAATCGTGTTCTGATGCAACAAATTAAAGACACCTTACCAGAGGTTGAAGGATTTGAGGTAGAGGATGCTATTAATCAAGCGCGTGATGCTATGCGTGATGCAATTGCATTTTCGGTTAATGGATTAATTGACAGCCCCAAAGCAAGACAAAGATTTTTGCCTCTTACTATGTACGGAAACATGGAAGCTGATAGTGTTCTATCTCGTGGTTCTCCCGCTGCAATTTATAAAGACGAAGTGCCAGCCGAGTTTGCAACAGAGTATGCCAGCGAAACACTTGGTCGTTTAACACAAGCCAGTGTAGATGCTGTTAAAGATTTTACTGGTGCAGATGATGTAAGGGTGTTCTTTATAACAGGGTCGGAAGTTGACCCTATGTTTGGCAACATGCCACAGATTACAGAACGTCCAACAAATACTATGGCAAACATGCGTGAAAAGATTATTGACAGCGCACCGACAGCCCGTAAGGAAGTCGTCGCTGATTTGATTGGTCAGTCTGAAGCTGTTCGTAATGGTATCAATGGCATGAGAGCCGATGGATCGTCTAGTGATCTAGGGGATCATTACTTGTTTGATAATGTCGTGGGTAAAGAGATAGAACGTTTTGGTGCAACCGATATGACCAAAGCAAAACCAGTCTTCTTGAAAGACGACAAGCCAGCGATATTCGGACATCAAATGACTTTTAAAGCCGACGTGGTAAAGAACGTTGCAGACGCTATAAAGCGAACAGCAAATTCTCCTGAGATAGCAAGACAAGTTGATAGAGCTATAGAAGACAACACGGGTTTATTCACGGGTCGTCAGGTATTTGAAACCTTGGCTTCCGTTGCTGGTGGTACTGAAGAACTACGCCGCATTATGAGGCGCAATAAGTTTTCTACTTTAACAGTAGATGGTGAAACAGTCCTTGTGTCCCCTAACAATGTTCGCGGAGTTGATAGTCCCGACCTAGTAAACGCCAAGCCACTACTAGGTGAAAAAGAAATAGGTTCTGGTGTGAACAATTTTATTATGTCCGAGGCTCGTATTGCTTCGGATGGTGGCGAGGATGCAACTAAAAGGGCGGCTAATGTTTTAGAACAAGCTGGTGCGCCTAAAGATTTCTTAAAAGCCACAATGAAAATGCGACGCAAAAGGCCGATCAATATGCAAGATGCCGAGTCGATCCGTACAGTTATAACTACTGATACTCAGTCAGGAATTATACGTCGATCTGGTATGCACTATGTCGCTGATTTTGCTGAACCCGCCGATGGTAGTGGCGGTCACTATGAACGTGTTCATGGCAAAATGGCTCGTATCCTTCAGCCAATGACAAGAGCATTAAGTCAATTACCAGATAGCAAAGACCCCCTTGGCCGCTGGTTCGACGCTGGTTTAAGGCAAATGTATGATACCACAGCGGAAGCCTTTTCTCGTAGGTTTGGAAATTCAGAAAGTAATCTCTTTGGTTTTAACCCTACTCGCGCCGACAAACAGCCTAAATCACATGAGCGTATTGTTACAGCTTTACAAAACGAAAGGGGTGTAAAATTTTTAAGACCAAAAGAAAAAGAAGTATACAACATGCTTCGCGGATACTTGGATGAAATTAGATCAAGGCTTACTCAAGCTGGTGAAAATGTAGGTAACATTGCCGAAAACTATTTCCCTCAAGTTTGGCGTACTGATTTAATTAACGCACGTCGTCCTGAGTTTGAAAGTATGCTTGCTGATTTCTTAATGGCAGAAGACGTAAACCGTCACGGCGGTAATGCAATGCTCAAGAAAAGAGAAGCATTAGAAAAAGCAAAGAGAATTACAAAAAGCATTGTTGAAGAAGACGACGGTGTAAACATTCCTCGTGAACAAGTCTTTAACGACGGTGATGGTGGCGAGGCTTTTCTTAAACAGCGTATGCTTAGACTTGACCAACATCCTGAGTTCTTAGACCCAACCAATCAGAAAAAATTTCTTGGTGGGTTTTTAGAACGAGACTTAATGGTTGTTATGTCTAAGTATTCCGAGAATGCGGAAAGACGTTTGGATATATCTGAAAGGTTTGGTCCACAAGCGCATGGCCTTAAAGACTACATGGCAATCATTCGGAACAGACATGATGCGGTAGAGAGGTTGTTGTCTTCGGATAAAATACTTAAATCCGACTACCATGTTCTTTCGTCTGGTAATGAACCAGATTTACATGGTGCAGCGGTATTTAAGCAAACAGCCAATTCAGCTTTGTTCAAGGCTCCGTTTGCTTCAAAAGAAAACGCCGAGTTCTTTACCGCCAACCTTGTTCGCAAAGCAGCAAGTGGAGCAAACAAAGACGACATGATTAGAGACATCATGGACCTTATGGCTCCCACAGAAAACAGTGACGAATTTAGCGATCAAATGCGTAAGAACTTTCGCAAACGTGCTGAAGCAATTGCTTCGGCTCTTGAAGATACTCGTGGGTTTACCAAGTTTCCTAGTGAAAAAAATGCGATACATGCTGAAACATTTATTGATTTACTTATGCAGAAACCACGAGGGTCAGAGGCTTGGCGTAAGGCTTCATCCGCATTGCGTATGGTCAACGGCGTAACTCTCCTTTCGTTCACAACACTAACATCGCTAGGTGATTTAGTCCTACCGCTAATCAGATCAGGTAACTTCAGAGCATGGACTTCAGCATTGAAAAACTTTGCTTCCGATCCTGTTTCTGGATCAGCCTATCGTGACATGATTAGAAACACGGGCGTTGCTGTTGAGAATACAGTGCATCAAAGAATGGCTAATAGCTATGGGGTAGATGCCAACCGTTTTACAACAGGCTTCTTTACAGCTACGGGTCTTACACCTTGGACCGACATGATGCGTGAGATTGCTGGTGCTACAGCTTATGAACACTTTAAGGCTAGTGCGAGAATAGCTATCGAAAGCCCTAATACTAGACAGGGGAGAATAGCGAAAAGAGCCTTGGATGAATTTGGATTGCAAGAGCTTTATCAAAAAGGTGCGCCACATATCGACATGGTAATGCGTAGCGGTGGTACTCAGGCTGAACATCCTATGTATGAGAAAGTAGGAACAGCCATGATAAAACTTGCAAATGAAAGTATTTTCGCGCCAAACAAGAATGATTTGCCACAGTGGGCAACAACTCCATTTGGTCAGATCGTATTTCAACTCAAGTCATTCCCTCTCAAGATGCTACGACTTGGTAGGTACGCCTTTGGCGAAGCATTAAGAAGTGATGATCCTAACTATGCACCAGCATTACTATACATGACCGCTGGTCCAGCGATGGGTTTTACAGCCGCGAATGTAAAAGACGTTGTTCAGATGCGAGGTGGCGAAGACAACCGTGAAGCAGAGTTCAGAGAAAGAAGGTTATCAAAGACTGTTACGCCATTAGAAGGGTTGCTTAGTGAAAATGCCGACAAAGCTTTAGGCTGGTATTGGGATGGATTTATGACAATGGGCGGCTTGGGTATCCTGGGAGAACTTATGTACGATACTGTTCAGCAAGCCGACAATGGGGCTTATGGTCAGGTTCGTATTGCTCAGACATTTGCGGGTCCATCGACAGGGTTGTTCTTCGATGCTGTTACGGTTGTTGGTGGTGGCATGTCTGCTACTGGTGACTTGATTTCTGGTGAAGGAACTAACGGCAAAGAACGTGCAGCGGTAAGGAATATAGTCAGTAGGGTTCCTGTTCTTGGTCAAATGTCTGGTGTCAGAGAACAAGCTGTTGACTTAATAGCTGGTGAAAAAGGTGCAAGGGGATAAGCTAGTAGAGCGTCAAGGTAAGTACGTTCTATATCGTGATGGTCGTGTTATGATCATTACGAGAGACTTACGCATAGCCCGTCATATTCGAAAAATACCCCGCAAAAAGCGGGGTAGGAGTATGGAGAAAAAATGAATACTATAATGGTATTAGTTATTTCGGTGGTGTCGTCCCTTTAATTGCACACTCGTAGGCAAGACCCGCATAGCCTACCTTGTCCGAGTAGCTATCTTTTTTATCAGGCGTTCTACACGCTCGACAAGTCTTCAACCAATCCATCATTAGACATACATGAAACGGCATAAGCTTCCCATATGTTTCCATTGCGATAGTTATTATAACATTCCAACCCGCAACTATGTCGCTCATATTCTGGATAGCTTCGCCGTATTCCTTGTGGCGGTCCCCAGATATAAGTTCTTGACCTTCCTCTATAGGTTCGTCTGCTAATCTCTTACCCATTTGGAAAACTACTAAACCCGTACTGAATTAATGTAACGTTCTGTTCAACGGCTTTAACTTCCAATTCCATAAGAGTATCTTTGACATGCTTGAGTTTCATTCTGGCTTTGTGAAGATCATCAAAACTATCACTGTCTTTTTCTAGTTGGACAATCCGATCAGCAATGCTTTCAATCTCTGCCTTTTTTCTTATAATATCTTTTTGGGTGGTTGTGATTTCATCCCATGTTTCTTGTTTCATGTTTTTGATACCATTTTTAATTGCTCGAATTTTTCACATGCTTCGTCTTCTTGTTTACCAGTTAGTTTACAACTAAAGCCACCCTTATCATTCGGCTTTGAGTGTTTACAAAAGCGACATGCTGGCGATAGCTTGGGGTTTTCCCAACACGCCGTTTTCTTGAAGCACATCTTACACCGCCAATCTTCGGGGTAAGCAGCTATCCTTCCAGCATGTCCATCAAGTGCAGCTTGAATATTATTATAGATTTCGTCCCATTCGGATTGGTCGAAGTAGACAATCTCCGCGTGGTATTTAGAGTTATTTTTACAGTACGAAATAAACAAGCAACGCTCGATTCCAAACATGGCTAACATCATCATTATTTGTGAGTAATATTTTTTGTGTGAAGCTTTCACACCGTAAGACACAAACTTATTAAAGTTAGCCTCATTCATTGTTTTAATTTCGAGGATGGTGAGAGGTGTACCATCCTCGAAATCAACTAGTCCATCAGAATGACAGACTATATGACCACCCAACCAAGACCTAGAATGTTGTTTGTTCGTAAGACTATCCTTCTCGTATACGCGAAGATCAGCCTTTTCTTTAAGATCACGAACAATTTGATACTCTAGTCTATGCCCTTCCCGAAAAATGCGCTGAAGCTGTGCGTCAACAGGATCACTCGGAAAACCTCTTAAAGATAATTGAAGACGGGCCACGCAATCGTGACCCGTTGAAGCACCAATGTAACAGCGTTCTTCTTCGCTGTTGCGGGAGGCTTGGAGAAATCCCGCGTCAATCGCTTCAACCACTTCAAGGGCTTGAGGGTGGACAGGGTGGTTCATGGAATGGGTATATCTATATCGTCTATATCAGCCCCACTAAAGTCTGAAGACTTAACTTCCGACAAATTTTCAGATCGTGAAGTAGCCTTGACCTGTGGATCATTGTCACTCTTACCTTTCCAAATATCAATCTTAACAGGCTTACCAGTATACCAACCTACTTCGGGGGGGTTCTTGCCAGTATGTCCAATCGCGTCGAGTAATGATTTCAATTCTCTAAGTGCGATGTCTCTTGTGATTGGGTTATCGTGACCATACATAATCCACTGTTTTCGTATTCCGTGATCATTTTTGTAAGTTACTATAAGCTGATCATGCCCTTTCGATGTCTTCGCAACTACCGCGCTTTCAATCATTACTTCGTGAGTGCCTTTCTCTAATAATTGTATTCGCGGTTTATCCTCAGTTTTTACTTTGGATAGGTCTATATCAAGATAACTCATGCGGCTACTCCTTGCCTTTTAGTGTTTTCAAATTCTTCTTTATTCATCACCAATCTTTTGACTAGTGACGCTACATTCGTACCTTCTTCAGCAACACGAATGCGTCCATGACAATCCCTTGTTTTGCCATGCCAACCAGATACGTTTCCTGTTAGTGTGTATCTGTGCATCTTCATTTTAGTTTTACCGTCTTCAGTCTTCACTGTCTCCGACTTGTTTATAAGTGCAGCCACGACATCGAAGGTTCCACAAAAAGCTTCAACCTTAGACTTTTGATGAAGCATAGGCCAGAAGTTGGTCATTCCGTTTTCATCTTTGCTTTCAGTAGCAAGCGCGGTACAAACAACATGAATGGGTAAGTCACGCAAATCATTGATCATCGGATCAATCTTTTGCGTATATAACTCGTACTTCTTGAAACCGTCTTTTGGATTATCATTTTCAATGGTTGCTTCGGTAAAAGCCCTACGACTTAATTCAGTAAAGCTATCTATAGCTATCCATTTGTAACCTTCATTTCTGAAAGTATCAGACGTTACATATGACATAAGTTCTTTGAAGCTATAACCTTCGGGATATTTCTTTTTATCAATGTCATGGTCAAAAGAATAAAACGGAAGGAAGTCTATGTTTCGATCTGCAATAGAAGCCAACCCCCCTTCGCCCGACAATATAAGTCCTTTGCCAAATGTATCTTCAAAGTTTCCTAGCGCGGTAGTTTTACCAGCCCCAGCATGACCATAGATAAGGACGTTTAAGTGAATGTTATTTACATCCCCCGTTTTAAAAGGTTTAATTTTCATGTTTTCATTACCTTAACTGTTGGTGTGCCGCATTTAATAGTAAGTGCCTTACTAAGTTTCTGCTTAACCTCAACGTCAGCGGCATCATAAAGACGTTTGGAAACTGTAAAATTTGTCGAAACACATTCGGGCAAGTCACCACCGCTAAACATTTCTGATAGCATTGACTTGTCCCAAGAGTATTTAAGAGGGGCGGTAATCTTTAATCTTCCTTCATCCTCGAAAGGAATTTCAATCTCACCGTAGTCTTCGGGGTACTCGGCAAGTATTTGCTCTCTCAAATATTCGAGCTTACCCTTGTTCTTCTCAAGTTCTTTGTTAATTATTTTGTATTCAGAAGCGTACTTATCTAGCCGTTCTTGTCGAGACATCTTGTGTAAAGGTATGTCTTCGTAATTTATTTTTTCATTCATAAAGATTAGCCATTGCGTAAGTTGTGTTAGGTGTGTTAGTAACACAACCGTTACACCAAGTAAAGTAGGAAAACTCAATGCACTTTAACATTCAAAAATTACTTGATGATCTGGGGGGTGCTAGTGCGGTTGCCAAACAAGTCGGCATAAACCGTACTCAGCCTTACGGTTGGGTTCGTCGAGGGTTCATTGGTTCAAATTACTTATCAAAAATTAAAGCTGCCAACCCGACGTTGGACATTAACGATTACTTTGAGGATGAATATGGCGCAAACAACACTGGACGCAGCCCTTGAATATTTAGAACGCGGCTGGTCAGTTATACCGATCAGGAAGGGACAAAAGATCCCCGCGATTGCATGGAAGGAATACCAGCATAGGCATCCTACTGAGGATGAACTATACAGTTGGTTTGAAGAAAACGACCATGACATTGCGGTAATCTGTGGTCAAATAAGCAAGCTTGCTGTGGTCGATACAGACGACGAAGAAGCAACAAAGCTTGCAAAGGAGAAGGGGTGGGACAGAACTCCTTACAGAGTGAAGACCCGAAAGGGTTTTCACTTTTACTTTTTTAGTGACACTCATATTCAAAAGGGAAAGCTTCACGATAAGATTGATCTACAAGCTGAAGCGTCATACGTCCTCGCTCCACCGTCAGTCGATAAAGTTTTCTCGCCGCTTCCTGATTGTGACCCCTCTGATTTACCGCGCTACAATGGACCGCTTGCTGGTGGCAGTAACGTTGTGCCGATACACACCCATACTTGCTACGAAGAAATAAATCTTAATGAGATAAAGATTAAGACAAACGCTTGGGAAGATGCACAAGCTTTTGTTAATCGTGAAGGCCGTTTGTTGGCGGCTGGTGATACATGCCACAATCGTATTGTGAGTTGGGTAGGACACTTGATTGCCTTGGAACTTAGCGGTCAGGAAGTCTTCGATCAAGCAATGCTTTGGTGTGAAACATTTATGCAAGACCCTTTTCCTGATACAAAGATTAAAGGGATCATGCGTGACCTCGGACGCAAAGAGCAAATAGAGGAAAAGTATAAACCAGAATTGAAACAACCTATAAGGTTTGATCCTATCACCACAGCTTCGATAGATGATCTTGCTAAAACTATTGGTGAACAAACTTGGTATGTCGATCCAATCATCCCCTCGAATGATGCAAGTCTTACTATGATCTTTGGTTATAGTGGTCACGGTAAATCTATGTTCGCTCGTAACATGTTGTATGCAGCATGTGTCGGCAAAATGAATTACGGTCCATTTATTCTAACCGACAAACCTCGTGTTCTTTATCTTGATTTAGAGAACGGTAAGCGAAACGTATTAAAGTTTTTGAAGCAAGCCAAAAACACTTACGGTGATGCTGGTGATAGGTTTATGATGTTCGCTCCGTTTCAGCATATGGACATGAACCTCAAGACCGACAAGGGTATAAGTGTTCTCCAAGATTTAATTAACCAGACGAAACCAAATATCATTTGTATCGACACAGTACGGACTGCATTTGTCGGCATGTCTGAGAACGAGGGAAGGGAATGGTCAGAGATTAATTCTTTGATCTTGACCTTGCGTAATGCTGGTATCTCTGTTGTTCTAGTTCACCATGCAAACAAACCGCAAGGGGATGGGGCCAGTGGATCATATGCTGGATCAACTAACGCCCTCACTAATTTAGAGTTTGGTATCAAAGTAACACAAGTCTATGACGACCAAGACAAAGCTAGATCGAAAGCTGGATTGTATTCAGCCGATATAGAGAACCCACTACTGCATCGCTTGGACATGCCAGCGGCATTGCGTCAAGGTGAAAGAATGGCAGTCAAGTTAGAGATACGGTTTGTCAAGAACAGAGAGGCCGACGAAAGTTTAGAAGACCTAAGTTATGTAGGTTATGCTATCAACCATGAGCGAGAAACATTTAGATGTGTGTCCCTTAAAACAACTAAGCAACGTGCAATGGAGTTGTCTAGGCCACGTCAAGACAGTGAAGGTGCGATGCTACCACCCATTTCAAACCAAGAAATTGCAGACAATTTAAACGTTCATGTTAGCATAATAAATGAGTGGGTTCGTCCAGCAACTTCCAAAGAAGTCTCAAAATTTATTGCAAATATTCAATAAAAATTTTGGATATAGAAAGTAAACTCGCGTATCCTTCTATCCGTCTTGTCTGCCGCGCCTAGAGCGCGGCTTCCCACGTCGAATACTCGTCAGCGAGTTTAACGGTGTTCGCTAAAAAGTCAACCCTAGTTGTGTAAGTATTTACACAAAAGTTGTGTAGTGTTATATACGTTACATAATTAAGGGATGAAGAATGGCGAAGAAAAGTCCAATCACATCCGAAGTTGAGCAGTGGTTAAAATTAAATCATAAACTTCACACTCATAAAGAAATGGCTGCAAACATTGGATGCTGCATAGAAACAGTACGCCGTGCTTTGGTGCGGCTAGAGTTGGAAGTTGTGCATGGCGCAAAGTACCAGCGACGTGCTGTTCCTAAGAGTTGGTCACGCCCATGTATCATTTGTGGTTGCAGTAAGTCACGCCCTCGAATGCAATTCAAATGCAATGCTTGTCACGACAGAGAGCGTGACGCTGATAAACATATGCCCTCTAAACGAAACGTTACCATAACATTACCAAGGATAGATGTATGTCTAGACAAAAAAGAAAAGGCGACGGCTACGAGCGAGAACTTGCAGCTTGGTTAAACACCAATGTCTATAAAGAAGAAAGATGTGAACGCACTCCCCTTAGTGGTGGGGGTAAACATGGGATGGGCTTTGGTGACGCAGACTTATTGGGGACACCCGAAATATTTGTGGAAGCCAAAAGGGTCGAGAAGTTGGCGTGGCGCGACGCACTTGCCCAAGCCGAAAGAAACGCGCACGGTAAAAAGACAGACCAAATCCCGATAGTAATTACTCGTCGAAACAGAGAGAGCACAGAGGATAGTGTTGTCTTCCTTCGACTATCTACATTTTCTAAAATGTATGCGGCATTCTTACGGGAAAATCTAAAGTTGTGAGGACGACAACTACACAACTAATTAGTAATATCAATCAACCTTATCATTACTTTACTCCTACC